AAAATTTCATTGACTTCCATATTTTTCCTTTCTAGTAGGTTACTTCTGCGTATCCGGTATCAGTTTCCCACAATCGGATTTTAACCAATAAAGGTGACTGCTGTCTGATTACCTGGAAAATATCCATGGCCATGTTCTCTGCAGTTGGATTCTTTCCATAGGATTCAAACGTTAGAAATGAATGATCATATCGATCAACAATCGGTTGAAGAATTTCCTTGATCCTTTTAAAATCCATTACCATTCCAGTTTCCGGATGGATTTCACCCTCAAAGGTACACTCGAGTTTGTAACTATGTCCATGGATTTGTTTGCATTCCTCGGAATAACACTGTTTCAATTGGTGTGCTGTTTCGAACTTTACAATTTTTGTTACTCTGATTCTCATTTATCTTCCTTTCTTCTCTTAGGAGTTTTATCAAGGAAACTCCCTGTAAATGGTCTTCCTTGTTGCAGACATTGTAGAATACAGACCTGTCTTCCAGAACCTCCCTCATCATCTCGAACCATCAATTCATTTATTCGTAGGATTCCTAATCTTTTTTCAATTCCTTTTTGATCCTGATTCAATCCATAAAACGCTGTGACGTGGCTGTATTTTCGTTTATCCTCACTGAAGTTTTTCAAATTCAATGTATCTTGATCATAACTATTTGCATCAGCTTGTGTCGCTGTAACAACCAGGCAATGTCTTTCTTGTGATATTCGCCGGCCACCTTTCCATATCTCATTTTGTTTGTGACGAAATTCATTGGTAGGATCTGTCAACAAATCCATGTAATCAATCAGAACAACATCTGGAACGAAATTATCCTGTCGTTCCCATCGATCCAAAACAGCTCTGATTTCTTTGATAGATAATGTACCATTGTAATACGTACTGAGTTTATATCTACCTCGCTTTCGTTTAATGACTTTTCCCTTTGGTTTAAAAAATTCCTGGCGGACTCGCTGGGCTTCTTTTGCTGTTAATGGTTTAACTTGTTTGGTTTTTTCAAACCAAACCGACCCTACAAAATCAGGGCAATTGTACATCCCACATGGTTTGTAATCTTTACCATGTTTATCTATCAGTTCTTCGATAGCTTCATGGGATTTCCCTGCTACACTCTTGATGTAGGAATAGGCTTGATTAGCTTCCGTTTTTGGATTGATACATCCATACCCTTTTCGTCCCTCCCGATCACACTCATCATTGAAATTACGCCCACAATCTAAGACAGGTACTCGGATAGGTTTACAATACTTGGATTTATCTGATTTTTTAGCAAGAGAAATACATATCCTCCGAAGTTGCTGATCTTCCGTCATATCGCCTGCCTGGAAGAATGCAACATTAGCTCCTTGTCTACAAGCACGAATTGATAAGTCCATCAATATCCATGTCTTGCCTCGTTTTTCAGATCCGAGAAAAGCAATAAATTCCCCGCGTATGAGCTGGTGATTTAGGAAGCCACCTAATGGCCCGGGGTAGGTGACAGTAGGCAATTCTGCTAAGGAAAATGCTAATTCTATCCGGGCATCCGAGTCGGAACTGGATAGGTCTACGTCATTTTCGGCACCTTCTTCAAGAGGACGATATTCAGAAGCAATAGCTTCCGCCTCTACTAAATCCCCTTGTGATAACATACCTGTAATCTGATCGGCGAATAGACTCAGATTCCGTTCTCTGAAGTACTGTTTGGTTTGATCCATCAAGTACTGAACATTGAAATGAGTTCTATCATATTCATCAGATAGATCAGGTAGTATATCTTCTTCGATATCTTCAGCAACTTCTTTATTGAGTCCGGCTTTTAATTTTTGTAGGTAAATCCCCTCAATATCTTTGCCAGGAGCTTTTTCGTATCTTTCGAAATACTCCATACACCATCCTGCAAGAGTTTGGGCCATGTTGGATTGGAGTATTCGAATATCCCACATTCGAGAAACTTCGCGGATGTAAGTATCAGAAACAATCAGGCCGATCACAATCCGGCGTTCAATATGTTTATCAGGTTTCATTTCCCTATGAGTTCCTTTCTCCTTTGATATGCTTGTTCAGAAGCCTTTTTCAATTCTCCTTTCCATTTTTTAGTATGCTTGTAATAAAAGGACCATACAAAGAGATTATGGATATAACGGATTCGAAATTTTATTTCCTGATATAGATTCATTTCCCAATCCTATAATCTTTATTAGTAAAATGTTTGATTTGGCACATTTCGACTATTCTACTTGGAATACGATCATCTCCATATTGATGAGCAAGTCCATTCAGATCAGAGTTTGATGTAATGATTGTTAATTTCAGATTCTCATACCGATTATTAATGATCAGAAGCAATATGTTTAGAACCCAATCCGTTACCTTTTGCCCGCCGATATCATCCAGGATGAGGATATCTGTCTGACTATACTTCTCAATGATTTGCTGAGATGTTTGTGAATCATTACGATCAAAACTTGCACGGATTTCCTCAAGTAAATTGAGAACATTAACAAACCCACCAGTTATATATGGTATATCATCTAATAAATATGATTGTCGTTTCAACTCCATTAAAACGGCAGATGCATAGATAGTTTTTCCAGTACCTGCAGGACCATACAAATACAACCCCTTCTGTACCGGGCTTTTTTCAAGCTTTATTCGAACGAATTGTAAAACTTTTACAATTCGAGGTGAAAATATCTGAGCAGCTTCTTCCCATTTGATTAGATCCCATTGTTTCTTTTTCATACATTCGCGGCAAAGTTCCCGATTATTCGAAATTGGTTGCTTACAGATGAGGCATTGTTTCATATTTGATACGGTTCCTATAAATACTTTGTTTAGAATTCGTTTCACTTTATAATATATTATACTGATTTCTACCTATCTTTTTGAGGTTTTTTTTCAGGATCATAAATTTCTCCGGTTGGGTAGGAAATATTATTTGTGACTTCTCTGGATTGCAGGGTGTGGGTTCCAAAACTGGGTTTTTTCGAAGCGGAATTGTTGGTAATACTTTCTGGGAAAACACCTTGCCAACCATTTTCCATGGACAGCTCCAACGCTTGCGTTGCTTCCTGAATGGAATATTTAGTTAGCTTTTTTGCTAGCCTTGATGCTGCTACCTTAGTCAATTTGGAACCTTTCTCTTTTCTATGCTGGATGAAATCTCTGATTGATTCTTGGAAAGATTTATCATTCTTCCATTCTTGTGGAAAGAGATTTAGAATCCAATCAGAATCAGAAAAATCCTTTTTTTCTTTTTGGTCTTCTTTATAATTAGTCTTCTTTATAATTAGTCTTTTTAGTCTTTTATTACCCTGACTGACGGTTCCCCTGACTGACGGTTCCCCTGACCCAGGGTTTTCTATGTCAGGCTTTTCCGGTTCTTGGAATTCTTTGTTGAATGGCTCCATCCCATATTTCTTTAGTCTACGCCGGATTCGTTTCCAATCAAAAGCATTGGCCATATCCACGCAGATCCAGGTGGATCCTTGTATTCTTTTGGTAGGATCTCCAGCCTTGCGATATCTGAGCCGGATCAAATATCCATTCTGTTCCAATTCTCTCAATCCAGATTCGATAGACAATACGCCATCTGTCCCATACTTTTGGATGGTTTTTTTGAATGAAAACCAGCCTTGTTTATTGCTGAGGATCAGGGTTAAGATTCCTTTAGCTTTCCAGGACATTTTTGGATTGCGGATTGTATCGTTAGGTACTTTTGTGAAATTATCAGGGGTGTTGTGGACGATGATATCTGGAAGCCGGTTTCCAGCAGGAGTCGTTCTTTCCATTATATCCCCTCCCGATTTATGTTGTTCGCGTGTTTCTGAGCAGCAAGTCTTTCCAGCCATTCTCTATCTTCTTCGATCAGCACATCTTCCAAGTCTCCGGCAGTCAAATGCCAAGATACCCCAATTATATACTTCCTTCCTGGTCCTGGGTTGCGGTGGGTTTCTTTTATCAACAGTCCCGCTTCGAGTAATTCATGTATTCCTGAAGAAACGGCATCCCAGCCTTCTTTGGTATGGTCGAGCAGGAATTCTTTTTTGTTTTTCGTCGGGTCGTTGAATAGTTCTTGGTTGGCTTCGATTAATAGGAACAATCCTTTTGCTTTAAAGGAGATGCCAGAATGTTGTAAAACACGTCTGGAAAGACCGCCATAAAAAAAGGAATCCATAAAAAAGGAATTACGATCTTCATACAATTTAATTTTTGAATCTTGTTTCATAAAACACCTCACAAATTGCTTGGAGGAGGCTTCGATGCTAACCCAAAGAAACCACCATCATGGTTAAAGGAAGAGGGTTTGGGGGATGTGATGGCATCCCCCTTTTAACGGTCTGGCCGGACCGCACCCCTGGAAGATCTATAATATAATATATTATAGGAGAAAAATAAAGGGGTGATTTATATTCCTATATACAGCAATTCATAAATATAATCAGGCTCCAATCCAAACCAGTTCATGCAAATATCATAGTCAGGATCTCCATTTGAGATGCTTTCTTCCAAAGCTATTTTTGCATCTCGGATTAGATTCTGAGCTTCATTTTCTGACATACCATCTCGACTCATCAGGATTTCTTTGATTGTTTTTCTATGCATTTTATTCCCTCATAAATTTGCTCATCATTTCGTTGGCATCTTCCTGTTCCATCCCTCCAGGATCACCAATAATTATCTCCTGCCGCGCTTCCATCCCTCGGAAGTTTAGATCAGCTACTAATTCTTTACCCTTGATGATTGCTTGTGGATCATCATCAAACAAGACAATCAATCTTCGATCACCTCCTTTCCTTTTCATTTTACAAATGGCGCGGACTTGCTGAGATAGATATTCAATGCCAAATACACAGACGGCTTGTTTTCCCAGCCGCCAGACATCTGTGATTCCCTCAACCACAATGACGGGCTTTGCCCAATTACACTCTGGATGACAATATAAGATATGCTGGTGACAAATTAACTCCCGATCAAGCGGACAGGCTTTGTATTTTGGTTCTACTTTACTCGAAATAGTTCGGCCTTGGAAAGAAACCACTTTACCTTCCCAGATAATTGGAGCTATGATCCTCCATTTATAATCGATTCTCCCCAGTTTAGCGATAGGCCCTGTACACAGTATTCCCCAATTTTTTGAAAGGGAATCTGGCGTGAAATTTCGCGAAGTAAGATATATTTTATGCTGAGGCAATAATTCTTCTGCACCGGATGGGTATTTAAAGGCTTTTCTTCTGATAGATATTTTGGTAGTTGGGATCGTAGGCTTCATGCCGACATACTTACGGGCGAGTTCCCGTACCTGGGATTCTGGGGTATTGCTTAATTTGCTGAGGGTTTTATAAATAGGGTGTTTTCCACAGCGCCAGCATCGGGCAACTCTGCCGTCGATCGGGATACCTAAATGGTAATTTTGCGACCCCTGGCAAAATGGGCAGTGCATATTTACCCATCCAGTAGTACAGTGCTTATTTCCGCTGCTTATAAATTCTATTCCAAGTTGTGAGAGTAATCCGGGTATATCCATTTCAGCCTCAGTATTTTATTTCGTAAGGGTATTTTGATCTGTATTGGCCCATCTTGGACGACAATGTTTATGCCCTGTCGTTTGATAAGGGATATGTAATTGATCAAGAACCGGTTGTATATTCATTTTCAACTACTCCTGTTCTATCAATTCCCGGTAAGTTTTCCATTCTTGTATAAATTCTTTTCTTCTTCTGCAAATTTCTTTATCTTTGCAGTCTATACAAAATACATTGTCCACATATCTACACCCGTTTTTATCAGATACGAATTTTGGAGCAGTGCAACTTTCCGGGGGATTCGGCATATGTCCTCCTAATTTACTTGGTATTTCTACTTTTTTGTCTTTTCTACGAGTTCTTATCATATTATTCCCTTTCCCAATATGGATTACATTGATCTCAATAATTTCCGCATCTCTGTGAAGGTTTTCCATATCTGATCCCATGTCCAGCCTTCCTTTCGAAGTTTGTCCTTGACTTTACCACGGCCTCCGTATCCCAAAAATTCACTTGGAGATTGAAATATCATCCAGACCAGGTATTTAATTTCTTCAGACCCGTTTTCTATAGCTGATTTGAAAATGATCCGATTTTCATGTGAGGATGAGAATGAATCGATGGTTGTTTGGGCATCTTCTGGGCTTTTGAGGTAATATTCATTTTGTTTTTTACAGTAATCTATCAAATGACATTTGATTCGGATGTACATAAACGTGGAAAGCCTTGCTTTTTTCGGATCGTATTTAGGTAACCAGGTAGCGTAGGCAAGTGAAGCTTCCCCGATTAAATCGTCAATAGGCAATCCCGTTGTTTTGTTAAAAGACCAAGCTATTTTTTGTATAAGTTTCATATCTTGCATTCTCTTTCCTTCATTAGATAAGCGCCTGACCATTGTTGATCAGGCGCAAATTATTATGATTTTGAATACTGTTCCATCAATTCCCCAAGTAGATTCGTAGATTCGGTTTCAATCCCATCCAAGACTTGATCGAGGACTTTCCTCTTGTCATCTATCAGTTTGGCTGTTGTTTCTTCAATAGTTCCGGTTGAAAGGAGAAAATAGATATTAACGCTATATTTTTGTCCGATTCTGTGACACCGGTCTTCCGCTTGTGCAATTTCCGAGGGAGACCAGGGTAATTCTGCAAACGCTACCGAGCTGGCTGCTGTGAGCGTAAGCCCGACCCCCGCAGCATTGATGTTCCCTACGAATACTCGACATCGTGGATTATTTTGAAACGTATCTACAGCGACCTGCCGGTTATCCTGGCTGACAGATCCATCTACTTTGACGGGACTGTAATCGGCCAGTTCGTTCATCAGGCGGTCAATGGTCTTCTTGTGGACGGCAAAGACAACCAATTTGCCATTGGTGTCCAAGTGGTCCTTGATCCAATCAATCGCTTGAGTCATCTTCCCTTCAGCTGCAAGCTGCTTGAGGGCTGAGATCTTCGCCAGGGCTTCGGCATTCCCGGCTTTCTCAGCTGCCGCCAGGCCCTTTTCCCGCTTTACCCATCCAATGAAATCCGCCTCAACAACCTTGTATTTCTTCCTGTTGTTGATTTCCATAGGAACAAACGACCGGACCTTGGCTGGTAGGTCCTTCAGAACATCAGCTTTTTTCCTGCGAATCATAACAGTACTCGTCAGTTTTTCGTGGAGTTTTGCTATGTTGGATGCTCCATTGAAATCCCACCCCCAACCATTGTATTTCCCATCGCAATATCTTTTTCCGAATGCTGTCCAGGTTCCAACCGCCCCCGGATCAATCATTTTAACAGCATTGTATATCTCCGCTGGTCGGTTTTCGATAGGTGTTCCGGACAATCCTATGATATGAGGGGTTGATTTGGCAAGGTTTGTGACCGCTTTGGTTCTCTGAGTGCCTTTATTTTTGATCTTGTGCACCTCGTCCAGCACCAGGACTTGTGGCTTGATTGCTTTCAAAGCCTTTACCCATGCCCCGATGATGTCATAGTTGATAATAATGATTTCGCCTACTATCGGGGTATTGGCTTTCTTCCCGGACAGGATCTGGACTTTCGGGTTACTTATCCACATTGAACATTCACGTTCCCAGTTCAATTTCAGACTGGCGGGAACGACAATCACAACTGGACGTTTTTCCGGATGCAGCTGAAGCCATGCCAGGGACTGTGCGGTTTTACCGAGTCCCATCTCTGATGCGATTAAACATCTCCCTTGCAAAGCTTCAACTTTCATCACGTCCTCTAATTGAAAATGGTATAAAGCCCGTTGAATACCATCAATTTTTAA